CCGAAACAACCAGAGCGCTTGAACGGACACGCGTCCGAACAAGTGACACGCGGCGACATAGTCGCCGGTATCGGTCCGATCTTGACGTTCGATGAGCGCTGAACGAATGAATAGTGCATGGTCATATCCTCAGTAGTCGTCGTGATCGCGGCAGTCGTGCATGGGGATAACCTCTTGACCTCCCCAGTTGAACCACCGACCGCAGTCGCATTCATTGTCCATGGGATCGCTTAGTTCAACGATAGCGCCGCAAGCGCATCGACCTGTAGCGTATTTGATCCAAGTCCGCGTGAATCCGTTTTCGTCCGTTTCGGTCACACGTTCACGATGTGTCAGTATTTCAAGTTGCATGAGATTCTCCAGATAAAAGCGCCGTCCATGGCGCAGAGTTGATTAAGCGTCGGTTGACTCAGCCGCCTTTTCAGCGTCGCGCATCGCTTCATATTCCGCCGCCGTCATCGTTGGTGCGGATTCAATAATCGCGATGTCAATAGCGCGGTCCGCAAGATAGGTCACCTCTTGATGATCAAGATAGGCGCGTTCAATAGTCCGGGCGGACCGAAGAGCGGCAAGGGTTTCGAGCGTCGCTTCAATGACGAACGAATTGGACCAACCAATAGTTACGCGAGCCAGAACAGTTGCTGATTTAGACATTTTGAACTCTCCAATAGTTGATGAAATCCCCGAAGGGATCTCGAGTATACCACCGAAGTCAATGGCGTACGCAACTTCTAAGAGAAAATAAACGCTCCTAAATGACCAGGCGTCGGACCCCACCGGACCGGGGAACCCCCCTTGAGGTTCGGAGTCCCTGAGCCTGGGCTATACTATGATCCACTCAAATAAATCCTATATTTTTCAAACACCTACCCTACCCCCTCGCCGCAGAAACACCCCCCGTCTCTTTTTCTTTACCTCCCACACCCCCATAGACCTACAAAAATTTGACAACCTCATTGACCTCCGCATACTATGCGCCTATCTGGTACCTCGTGTGACCTGCAAAAACTATGTATGACGACCTCTACACGCTAGATGAATTCATCGTCCTCCCCGACGATCCGGACTTTCTTGTCCCCACGGAAACCACCTGCAAGGACCTGAAGGCCCTCTTCACCTCAGCAACCTTCCAAGACCAAAACCTGCCGGAAGAAGAGGTTCCCCCATTGACGGCGCTGGACAATCAGTGGGTCGCCGCGAAAGTCACCAACCCTGAATTCCAAGTACCTGCCCCCTCGGTAGCTGCAGAACGCGCTGCTGAAAAGTACCTGCGTACATCCGTTGGACAGCCTTACGATTTCGTGATGCCTGTGGCTCAGGAGCAGTGGCAGAACTTCATCATGTTCCGGTACTACCAGTTAGCTGCGGATCCTGACCCGAAAGTGGCAAAACCTGCACTGGATTCCTTGGCAAAGACCAATGTGGTGGGCCTGACTTCCGAACGCACCGAAGTCAACATCAACATGAAGAGCACGGTAGAGCTCGATAACTACCTGCTGGAAGCCCTTTCCAAGTACACGGGCAAAGCCATTGAAGGCGAAGCGGTCAGGGTATGACATCCGTACTGGACCAAATTACCGAGGAGGATCTTAAATCCCTGCTGGAAAAAGCCCCTCCGAGCGAGAAAATCAAAATCCTGCGAACCATAGAGGAACTCAATGCCCGACGACTCCGCGACCTCGCGAAAGACAGCTTTCTGGACTACGTTCGTGCCGTTTGGCCGGACTTCATCGGCGGCGCGCACCACCGGAGGATCGCGAAAATCTTCGAAGCCGTGGCGCGTGGGGAGAAAAAGCGGGTCATCATCAACCTTGGACCTCGACACACGAAAAGTGAGTTCGCGTCCTACCTACTTCCCAGTTGGTTCTTGGGGAAATATCCCAAGAAAAAGATCATGCAGATCTCTAACACTGCAGAACTTGCGGAGGGTTTTGGTCGAAAGGTGCGAAACCTCGTCGATTCTCCGGAGTATCGGACAATTTTTCCGGACGTGGAACTACGAACGGACTCTAAGGCCGCAGGACGCTGGAACACCAACCATAATGGCGAATATTTTGCTAGTGGTGTTGGGGGTACTGTTACTGGGCGAGGTGCTGACCTTCTTATCATTGATGATCCCCACTCAGAAGGAGAAGCAGTTCAGGCGCAATTTAACCCCGACATCTACGACAAAGTATTTGAGTGGTACACGTCCGGTCCCCGGCAAAGACTACAACCGGGCGGTGCCATAGTCATCGTTATGACTCGTTGGTCCCTGCGGGATTTGACAGGTCAGGTGCTGGAGGCTGCGTCCCGGCACGGAGGTGATTCATGGGAGGTGATTGAGTTCCCTGCCATCCTCCCTTCGGGTAAGCCGCTTTGGCCGGAGTTTTGGAGTTTTGAAGAACTTGACGCGATTCGGAAGGAACTGCCGAACGGTAAATGGCAGGCGCAGTACCAGCAGGAACCGACCTCTGAGTCGAACGCCATTGTGAAGCGTGACTGGTGGAACACATGGGAGAAGGATCGCCCACCTCCGGTGGATTTCATCATCATGGCGATGGACACGGCGTTTGAGAAAAAGACGACTGCCGATTACTCGGCTGCGGTGGTCTTTGGGGTGTGGAACAACGACGAGGATGGGGAACAGCCCAATCTCATCCTGCTGAACGCATGGCGCGACCGTCTTGAGTTTCCGGAGCTCAAGGCGAAGACCTTGGAGTTGTACGAAGAGTGGGAGCCTGACTCGGTGATTATCGAAAAGAAGGCCTCTGGGGCCCCGCTCATTTACGAATTGCGGAGGATGGGGCTCCCTGTGCAGGAGTTCACACCCTCAAAAGGGAACGACAAGGTCACTCGGCTCAATGCGATTGCAGATATTTTTGCTTCGGGGAAGGTCTGGGCACCGGATAAACGGTGGGCTGAAGAGGTCATTGACGAAGTGGCTTCATTCCCTGCAGGACGTAACGACGACTTGGTGGACTGTGTGTCTCTTGCATTGGCAAGATTTCGTCAAGGCGGGTTGATTGGTACGGTGAATGACAAGATGTACGAGGACGAGTGGTCGTTCAAGGCGAGAAAGGCGGCTTACTATTGAACATGTACATCCACTTGAGGGATAAGGGTATGAAACAGGAAAAGTTGTGCGAGACCGAGGATATGACCGACAAGGACTACAGCCGTTGGTACATGGACCCCACTGCAGAGGTGCAGTTTCAGGAAGAGCTGGGTGCAGAGAATGTAAGGAGACAAGCACAGAGCCGACAGGTTGGCGGTGATCACTACAAAAAAATGGACATTCAGCCATGGGATGTGATTGACCACGGACCTAGACAACAGGCGGTTGGGTTTTACAGGTACAATGCGCTCAAGTACATTATGCGCGCAGGCGAGAAGGGTGACTTCAAGGAAGACATCCAGAAGGCGCACCACTACCTGCAGAAACTCCTCGAAATCTTATAGGCACGCCCATGGCTATCCCCAACATCGACAAGGCTATGCTCCCCCAGTCTCCCTTCCTGATGGAAGAGGATGACGCGCCGATTGAGATCAACATCGGCGACCCCAACGAAGAGGTGGAGACAGAAGTCGAGATCGATCTGGAGAAACAGCCTGCATTTGATGCCAACCTCGCAGAATTCATTGATGAGTCGGAGCTCTCCTCCCTTGCTTCTGAGCTCATGGAGGACTTTGACAACGACAAGATGTCGAGGAAAGATTGGGAGCGGACTTATACGGACGGCCTTGATCTTCTTGGGTTGAAGATCGAAGAGCGCAGTGAACCATGGAGCGGTGCCTGCGGCGTATTTCACCCGATTCTGTCAGAAGCTGCAGTCAGATTCCAAGCGGAAATGATTGCGGAGACGTTCCCTGCACAGGGTCCGGTACGGGCCAAGATCATCGGGGAAGAGACTAAGGAAGTTTTGCAGTCGGCCAAGCGGGTTGTGGAGGACATGAACCACCACCTGACGGACAAGATGGTGGAGTTTAGGCCGGAGCACGAGAAGATGCTGTGGGGTCTGGCACTCTCAGGTGCCGGGTTCAAGAAGGTGTATTACGATCCCACGCTGGATCGGCCTAGCTCGATGTATGTGCCCGCCGAAGACCTCATCATCCCCTATGGAGCGTCGGATGCGCGCAGTGCGCCGAGGCTTACGCACATTATGCGTAAGACGCCGAACGAGGTTAAGAAGCTGCAGTACACGGGGTTTTACAGGGATATTGACCTTGGGGAACCGACCAAGATTATTGATGAGGTACAGCGTCGCAAGGACGATGCGGAAGGATATGCTGAGATTGATGATGATCGGTATCATTTCTTAGAAATGTCCGTGGAGTTGGATCTCCCGGGGTTTGAAGACGTTGATGAGGAAACCGGGGAAGAAACCGGGATTGCCCTGCCGTATATCGTCACCATCGACAGGGGCACTGAAGAGGTGCTGTCCATCCGCCGTAACTGGGATGAACACGATCCGCTCAAGGAAAAGAAGCAGCACTTCGTACAGTACACGTACATCCCCGGGTTTGGGGCTTACGGCTATGGTCTGATTCACCTAATTGGTGGTTCTGCCAAAAGCGCAACCAGTATTACTCGCCAGTTGGTAGATGCGGGCACGCTGTCTAACCTCCCGGGCGGTCTCAAGTCAAGGGGGCTCCGAATCAAGGGCGATGACACACCCATCATGCCCGGTGAATGGAGAGATGTTGATGTCCCCTCCGCCAACATCAAGGACAATATCCTCCCCCTCCCCTACAAGGAACCGTCGCAGACGCTGTTCCAGCTCCTGCAGAACGTGGTGGAAGAAGGGCGCAAGCTGGCAGCAGTCAGCGATGTAAAGTTTGGTGACATCAACGGAGAAGCTCCGGTGGGTACCACACTCGCCATTCTGGAACGAGAGCTCAAGGTCATGAGTGCCGTTCAGGCGCGTGTCCATGCTTCCATGGCGCAGGAATTTAAGCTGATTGCACAGTTGATCCGCGACTTCACCGCGCCCACCTACGACTACATGCCCGACTTCAACGCGAAGCCCACCGCGAAGAAGGAAGACTACGATCAAGTTGACATCATCCCGGTCTCAGATCCTAACGCCTCAACGATGGCGCAGCGGATCATTCAGTATCAATCTGCGATTCAGCTTGCGCAGATGGCCCCACAGATCTACAACCTGCCGCTCCTGCACCGTCAGATGCTGGAGACCATGGGGATCAAGGACGCTGACAAGATTGTGGCGGTTCCGGAGGATGACGAGAAACCTACGGACGCGGTAACAGAGAATATGCAGATCCTCAAGCAGAAACCCTGCAAGGCGTTCATCGAACAGGATCACGAATCGCACATCACCATCCACATGAGCATGATCAACGATCCGAAAATCGCGGCGATTATGGGTCAGGATCCGAATGCAAACAACATCAAAGCGGCGCTTATGGCGCATGTGCAGGAGCACGTAGGGTTCAGATACCGTCAGGAACTCCAGCAGCAGTTGGGTGTAAGCCTGCCGCCTCCGGACACTCAGTTGGAACCGCAGATTGCCGCACAGCTTGCACAGCTATCAGCTCAGGCCGCGCAGCAGTTGGTACAGGCCAATCAGGCGCAAGCCGCGCAACAAGCTGCACAGCAGGCCGCACAGGATCCTGTGGTCCAGATGCAGCAGAAGGAGCTGGCTCTCAAGGCACAAGAGATTAACGACAAGAAGTTCATCGAACTTGAGAAACTGAAGTCGCAGAAAGAAATCGCGATGATCAACAACGAGGCTAAGCTCCTGCTTCAAAATGAGGACGCGAAGGTTGAAGGGTTGTTCAAGGGTATGGACATGGCTGTTCAGCAGCAGAACACACTGCAGGCTGCTCCGCCTCCCACCGCACCTCCGGTACCACCCATGGCAGGCCCACAGGGGCCAGTCCCCCCGGCACCTCCCGGCGCTCCTCCTATGCCGCCACGTCCTCCGGGTATGGCTAAAGGGGGATATGCAGAAAAGAGTGAAGACGCAGCAATTAAACAAATGCTAGATACGGGCCCCAGTATGTACGGGTCACAAGAACATCACCTTGAAAAGCGCCCTCTTAATGTGCAGAACCTAATCGACTCTGGGGCTATGCGAATCACTTATCCGGGCGATGGAACGGGCAGTTATGACCCCAATTTGGAAGGGTACTCCATAGTTAGTCGGGTTAATGATGTCGGAGATCCGATGACTCGCGGATGGCCGGATAAACCTGATGATTATGGAAATGCAGCCAAAGATCTGAGCAATCCAGATATGGTCAACCAGCTTTCAGATGCCAAATATAAGCAGTTGATAGATAGTGCTGCCGCCATGGGATTGAGCGAAAAAGACATCTACACGGGTGACAAATGACTGGATTAGAAATCCTGCAGAAAGAATTGAACGAGCTCATTGAAGCTCGCAAAGACGCGATTGCCTTTGGGCACGCCGCTGATTATGCCGAGTATCGGCATCTCGCTGGGGTAATTACGGGTCTGACCTCCGCGCTGGAACGTGTAAAAGACCTGCGTAAATATGAAGAGGAATTCTGATGTCTGTCGCTAATATCGACGCTGAAAAGACTCAAGAAAGTGCAGAGAAGCTGGCTGAACGTCTCCCTGATCCCAAGGGATACAAGATGCTGGTGGTGAAACCAAAGATCAACACGACTACTGAAGGTGGAATCGCTATTGCTGATGTAACGGCCAAACGCGAAGAAGCTGGAGCAGTAGTGGGCCTTGTCCTTAAACAAGGGGACATGTGCTACGCGGACAAGGAGAAGTTCCCTACGGGTCCTTGGTGCAAGAAAGGAGACTTTGTACTCCTACGTGCATACTCCGGTTCACGTTTCAGCATCGATGGGGAAGAGTTCATCATCGTCAACGATGATCAGATTGAGGGTACTGTTGCTGATCCACGCGGTATCAACCGCGCATACTAAAGGTGATTTATGGCAAGAGAAGATGATTTGGATTTCTCGAATGACGAAGAAGTCCACGTAGTAGGGCGCAAGGTTCTCTCAGAGAACACTCGTGTAGCGGCTGAACCGGAAGAAGACGAATACGAAGTTATTGACGATACTCCGGAAGAGGATCGAGACCGTGCTCCGTTAGCTGCGGATGAGGATGATCCGGAACAGGAAGAAGAGCTTGAGAGTTACTCCAAGCGCGTCAAAAAGCGGATCGACAAGCTCACTCATAAAATGAATGATGAGCGGCGTGAGAAAGAACGCTTGGCCCGCGAGCACGCTGAGGCTGTCAAGATTGCGCAGATGTTCTACAACCGTGCGCAGGAACTTGAGAATACGGTTACTTGGGGTTCAGGACGGTTGACCGAAGAGGCAACCAGTCGCCTAGAGTATCAACAACAGATTGCTCAAGACAAATACCGCAGGGCGTTTGAAATTGGGGACACTGAAGGCGTCTTAGAAGCGCAAAACGAGTTGAATAAACTTGCCATAGAGCGCAATCAAATTGCGCAGTGGACGCCGCCAGTGCCTCAAAATTATCAGGCACCTTTACAGCAGGAAAACATTCCTGTATATAACCAACCAACACCTGTTCAGCCTCAGCAACCACCCGTAAGGGACTATAAGGCAGAATCATGGGCATCCCAGAATCCTTGGTTCGGCAAGGACGAAGAGATGACTGCATTCGCCTACGGGGTACATGAACGGTTAGTAAAATCCGGTGTCGATCCTACCTCTGACGAATATTACGGCAAGGTGGACGCCCGCATGAGGGAGATGTTCCCTCAGAACTTTAACCAACGTCCCAAGAGAACTAGCACTGTGGCATCGGTTGGTAGAACAGCCGCCCCAAAAAACGACGCAGTGTCAAAATCTGAAGATGCACTTATAAAGCGACTCGGTATCGACAAAAAAGCGTACCTTGCTGAGAAGCGTAAATTGGAGCAGCGCAATGGCTAATATCGACAGATCGCTTAGACAAAACGAAACGCGTGAAAAAGAAGTCCGTATGGACTCTTGGAAACCCGCGCATGATCTTCCTGTGCCAAACCCCATTGACGGGTATGGCTTCCGCTGGATCCGTGTTGCCATGATGGGTAACCCTGATCCTGCAAATATGGCTCGTGCCCGACGCGAAGGCTGGGTGCCCTGCAAGGCTTCTGATCATCCAGAGATCAGCTCAGATTTTGCCGCGTTTGGGTTGGCACCGTCCTCTGATCTTATTGAAATCGGCGGGCTGGTGCTGTGTAAAGCGCCAAAAGAGTTGCTTGTTAAACGCGACGCGTACTATGCGGATATGACGCAGAAACAGACGCAGTCGGTAGACAACACGCTTTTTCGCGATAATGATCCTCGGATGCCCCTTTTCCGTGAAGGGAAGTCCAAAGTGTCTTTTGGTAGCGGTTCCTAAGAAATTAGGGGCCGTCGTTAACTTTTAGGAGTTTATATGGCATATCCTGCTGGCCTCGGCCCCT